GTAAGATAAAAGGGAGCTTCGGCTCCCTTTTTTATTTGGTCAGAATGTTTGCTTTTTGTTCTTTTTATGCTATAAACATATTATTCCGGGAACTCCGGTGTATCTGACAGCCCCGGCTGACGACATGCAGACAGATACGCCTCTAACTCGCATGTGAGGACAATTTCATGGCAAATACCACTTTTACTGGTCCAGTACGTTCGGAAAATGGCTTTGAGGACATCTCTATTAACAGCACCACAGGTACTGTTACTATTGACGCTACATTCGGTGCAACTACCAGCGTTACCAATTTAACTACCACCAATCTGGTTTTTACTGATCAAAACCACCCCACAACTGCTGCAATTAATGCCACAGCTACAGCTACAGCGGCGCAAGTTGCTACTGGTTACATCACTTCAACTTCAGCTCTTGGCACAACCATTACACTGCCCACAGGCACAGCCCTTGGTACTGCTATCGGTGCTGTTAGAGGCACAGTTTTAGAGCTGTATGTCGATAACACTGCGGGTGCATCAACTGTGACTATGGCGGTAGCTACTAACGGCATTTTGTCCAGCGCAGCGGCTGATACAGCAGGTAGCTTTGGTGATTTGACCATTGCAGCGGGTGCTACGGGTCTTGCTCGTTTCACTTTGATGTTCTCTAGCGCAACGGCATACGTATTTACTCGTACAGCCTAATAGGAGGCTGTTATGGGATTTGCAAGTGATGTCAAGAGCACTAGACTAGCAGCTAGCGGCGCTATTTTCGCTGGTCGCTCCCGTGTAAGAGGTATTTACATAGTTCCCGGCGTAGCAGCAGGCTCCGTTGTTGTCAACAATGGCAGCGGCGGAACTGCGGTATGCACTATTGATACGGCTGCGTCAGGCACGACTACCTATATTCATCTTCCAGAAGACGGTATTTTATGTGAGAACGGCTCTTACGCTGTTCTTACAGGCGTTACTGCAGCCACCTTCTTCTATGCGTAAGGATACGAAAATGAAAAAGATGCACAAAATGCCTGATGGCAGCATGATGAAGGATTCGGACATGGAGTATGGTGACGAATCAAAAAAGATGGAAAAGATGGAGTATAAGATGGGCGGCGGCTATATGAAAAAAATGGCTAAAGGCGGCTCAGTAACTCCTCGTGGCTGTGGGCAAGCTAGAAACAAGCCCTGCAAGATTTGCTGACATGGAAATGATGCTATGGAACGCTCTCCTATCTCTGCTATTAACAGGGATGGGATGGGTATTAAAAGAAAAGTCAGATGAGATTCAGCGTATTCAAATTCTCTTAAATAGAACAAGAGAAGAAATAGCAAAAGAATACGTGACAAAAACTGAGGTCCATGCCGATATTAATCGTGTACTGGATAGATTAGATCGTCTGGATGAAAAATTAGATAGGTTAATGGGAGTTAGAAATGCCAGCTAAAAGTGCCAAGCAAAAAAAGCTAATGGATGCGGCTGCGCATAGCCCAGCTTTTGCTAAAAAAGTAGGTATTTCATCTAAGGTCGCTAAGAAATTTAGCCGCACAAGTAAGGGCATGGAATTTAAAAAAGGTAGTAGCGTAAATCGTGTGGGTCGTGGTGTGACACCTAGCCGTCGTGATCCAGATATTGATAAGATGATTACTGAAATAGCACCACAAAAAAGTATGCATACGATGGAGAATGGTCCTTTGATGTCTAAGTCAAAAGGCGCTCAATATGCAAATGGCGGAGAAGTAGTGGTAAGGGGCACAGGCGCTGCACGAACTCAAAAAGCACGTATTTGTTAAAGGAAAAATCATGGTCTTTCTAAAAAAAGTAGCAAGAGCTGTTCCGTCAGGTAGCCCAGTAGCGGCTGGCAAATCGGCTGGAATGTTTGGCGGAGCACTTAAAAAAGCTATGCCAAAAATTAAAGAAGCAATAGCTAGTGGTGCAGCAGCACCAGCGGCTGCCGTAAAAGGCCGTAGTCGTTCTGGCTTAGGTGGGATGCTATCTGGCTCCTACACTGCAACGGCTAAGGCAGGGGCAGCTAATCCTAGAGGGAGAGGCTTGATCGGTGATGTAGTTAGAAAAGCTATGGCGAAGGGTAGCCTAGGCCTTAAAAACGGCGGCATGGCAAGTGACAAAGCAGGTCGCGCTATGGGCAAAAAAACTCCAGATGCTATGGGCCGTGCTATGGCTAAAACCCCGATGAAGAAAAACATGGGTGGTATGGCTAAAAAATCGTCTAAGAAATGCTAATAAGACATGACCACATCTGGTACAGCAACATTCAATCTTGATATTGATGATCTCATTGCCGAGGCGTTTGAACGCTGCGGCCTTGAGACACGTACTGGGTATGACATCCTTACAGCTAGGCGCTCATTAAACCTCTTGTTTGCTGATTGGGCAAACAGGGGTTTAAATCTATGGACTATTGAGCAACGACAGACAACGATGGTTGTTGGTCAGGCGGAATACACGCTGCCATCTGATACCGTAAATGTATTATCTGGTGTTATACGTACAAATTCAGGACAGAGTACACAGCAAGACATAAGCATTGATCGAATCAGTCGTGCGGAATACTTGAACCTACCTGATAAATACACACAGTCGCGACCTGCTCAGTATTACGTCGAACGTACAATAAGCCCTAAGCTGTACGTCTATCCTGCACCAGATGAGTCACAGTCCTATCTCTTTCGTTATTACGCTATTCGACGCATTGAAGATGCTGGAGCATTTACAAACACTACCGATATTGTATTTAGATTTTTGCCTTGCCTAGCTGCAGGTCTGGCTTACTATATTGGATTGAAAAAAGCTCCTGACCGCGTGGTTATGCTAAAGCAGTTTTATGAAGAAGAATTTCAACGTGCTGCACAAGAAGATAGAGATATTGCGAGTGTGTATTTGGTTCCAGACATGGGTAACTAGGAACTATTATGGGTGGTTATGCGTCAGGCAAGTATTCCATAGCCATATGCGACAGATGTGGGCAGCAGTATAAGTATTTGGAATTAAAAAAGGAATGGACAGGGTTTAAAGTTTGTCCGGAGTGCTACGAACCAAAGCACCCGCAGCTTTTACCTAAACGGACATTAAATGAGCCACAGGCGATATATCAGCCAAGGCCGCAGGGTCCAACAGAAGTAAATGTATTTGTTGGCGGTCCGGGTCCTTCTACATTTGAAAGTGTTGGTATGCAGCCTACAGCGTTAACTCCGCCATTAGTTGGACTTTTTGCATTAGGAACCGTTACGGTAGTAATTACATGACCTACACCGAACTAACTGCTGCTATTGCTGACTACACTGAAAATAGTTTTACTACAGTGGAGTTGAACACGTTTATTACTCAGGCAGAGCAACGCATATACAACACAGTTCAGTTAGCAGCGATTAGGAAAAACGTAGAAGGATTGCTTACGGCAAGTAATAAGTATTTATCTTGCCCAACTGATTTCTTATCGGTGTTTTCGTTGGCTGTGGTAAAAACAAATGGCGAATATGTCTACTTGCAGAATAAAGATGTGAACTATATTCGTGAGATGTATCCATCTCCTACAGCTACTGGCGTACCAAAATACTATGCCATTTTTGGCCCAGCTACCTCTAATGGTGCGATAACCGATGAGCTTGCATTGATTTTAGGACCAATGCCTGATGCAAGCTATACAACTGAACTGCACTATTACTATTACCCACAATCAATTACTACCGTCGATGATGGTCGTACATGGTTAGGGGATAATTATGACCCTGCATTGTTATATGGCTCATTGGTTGAGGCCTATATCTTCATGAAGGGTGAACAAGATATGATGGCGTATTACGAGAAGAAATTCCAAGATGCGCTAATGCAGTTGAAACGTCTGGGCGATGGCCTTGAGCGCGGAGATGCATACCGTGACGGTCAAGCTAAATACAAGGTTTCATAATGGCAATTACGCAAGCATTTGCTAATAGTTTTAAATCTCAGGTCTTACAAGGTGACCAAGACCTGACTGCAGATACGCTTAAAATGGCGTTGTACACAAGCTCCGCTTCGTTGGGGGCAAGCACTACTGCTTACGCTACTACGAATGAGGTAACGGGCAATGGTTATACCGCAGGAGGTATAGCTATTACGGGTGTGACGATAGCCACGTCGGCCTCTGGGGTAGTTTTTTTGAGCTTTAATACGGTGTCTTGGCCCGGATCGACGTTTACAGCTAGGGGTGCACTTATTTACAACAGCACTAGAAGTAATTCTGCTGTGGCAGTATTGGACTTTGGGATGGATCAGACTTGCAGTAACCAGATATTTGCGGTTACGCTTCCACCAAATAATTTTAGTTCTGCGATATTTCGTTTTTCATAAGGTTAGTTATGTTTACTAGTGGCGGCGCACTTTTAGGACAGATTACTGCAGTATCAGTATCTGGGCGCGGTTTTACGCCTGAAGAAGTAGCAGAAATGGCCTTAGATAAAATTATTTATATTGGAGAAAACTCCCATCCTGCCCTTCGCGACCAAGCAGAGGTTTTTAGGGATCAGATTCGTACAGTATTGGTGAAATACATGAGACAAGCAGTTGTTTCACACAATACTACGCTTGCAAACAAGCTTCGGGATGCAGGGCATCCTGAGCTAATTAAACTTTTGGAGAATTAAAATGGCTATTAGCGTAACCACAGCAATGCCTACGTCCTTTAAGGTAGAAATCTTAAAGGCAGTGCACAATTTCACGGCTTCCACTGGCAATACGTT